TATCTGGTGGAGCATTTTCTTCTCTTGGTATTGGTGGAGCATGATCTTCAGTTCTAGTTCCAGGCGGTCTACTCGACTCAATCGTTCCTAATTGTACTCTCGTACTACCAGCCACAAAGTATGTTGCATCAGCAGAAGTAGTTGTATTGTTCAATCCTTGAATATCTCTTGGACTGTCTGTAAAACGAAGAGATTTTTGTCCCACACCAAAAGAAAGGATTGTCATTAGGAAGATTAAACAAAGCGTAGAAATTACCTGACGCATCACTAGTTAAAACTGTACCCATACCAGCAGAAGGAACAAACGTAGAACTTGTTGGAGTAATATATCCACTTACATTAACTCCATCAAAGAAACCATACAGTCTAGTAGTTGGTTTCATTCCAACTATCTTAACTTTAAGTACCTGTTGACGCATCTTCTTTGTTACACTTGAAGAAATTGCGTGTATGTGTCCCGTATCTCTAGTATTATTTGGAGTATTAGAAGCCTCAGGTTTGCGAACAACTGACCATGGCGCAATACCCTTATCTTCCATGCCCTTTTTCAAACTACCTAATTGTTTATTATCCATGTGAGAAATTTTATCACCATTAAGGGCACTTCTCTCGCCTTGATCCAAACCAGCCAACCATTCTTCAAAAGTTAAAGCACCATGATCATCCTGATTTTTGTCATCGTTATTTCCATCAGGATTTGAATTGACCTCTGGTTTTGTAATAACACTATGCCAACTATCTGTGTTTGGATCAAGTGTCATAGTGCCTTTCCACTTATAGTAAAGGCCTGCGAGATTACGAGTATGTGTCGCATGAGGATTTTGAATGATTCTAAAGTGTCTGTAATCAAGAGTAATTAGTTTTCCATCATCAGGAATCTGTATACTTTGTATTTTTGAAACCTTACCTGATGTTGCACCTGTAACAATTTCATTCAGATTAAAATCACCAGAAGTATCAGAAACATAAAGTCTATTGTTCAACTGATAATCAAGTCTTGCTGTTGTACCACCAGCCCCTGTAACTGTCTCTCCAGAAGTAAATGTATTTCCCGAAGAATTGGTATTACTATTAATAGAAGTAACATAACAAGCTAATCGTGCATCTCTTGGTTTTATCTGTGTGTTTGTACTGTTTGCACTATGATATACAAAGTTAAGATGATCTTGTTTTATAGCTGGTCTTAATTCTTGTTTTGTTGAATCAATAGAAGCACGATAGTCGGGATGTGATGGATCACCAACACCATGACCTGTGAATCCATCTGTGATGATTCCATTTTTAAATCTGTTGTTTCCTGAGCTATCTCCAATGAATCTTCCACTAGTTTCTGATTCAAGAAGTGTAAGTGCAGTATAGTATTCAAGACGAGTAATTCTTTCTTCAAGAACACCAATGTCTTTCATCTTAAATCCACGATGGGATACTTTTTCAACACTTGTTGCTAAATCTCTTCTTGGATTCGGTACAATTTTATTTGCTTCAGAAAGAGGAAGTGATGGAAATGGTGGTATATTCAATTTTGCAAGAACCATACCATCAGAAGGTGGAGATGGAGCTTTTGGGTCTGTTGAAGGAGTTCCCCGAATAGCCCTAAACTTACCTTGTCTGTTAATTACAACAAGATCAATACGGCCAAGATAGTATTCATAGTCGAGTGTGAAATCTGCGTTTGGTGGAGAATAATGTAATCCAGCACCTATTGTTGTAATCACAGTACTATCAGCAGGGTTAGTACTGATATTTGTTAGTGATGTAACCGAGTTTGCCGTATCCGTAATTCTAGGCCTAATGTCAATGTAGTCTCTGAGATCAAACGCTCTTCCATCTGTCGGAGAGATATAGAGAGGCACTTCTTGTGTACGAATAGTAGTATTACTTGGATTTACGTCATTGATAGGATAACTATCAACACTAAAGTAACCAATACCAGCACTAGTAACATGAGTAAAGTAATCAAGTTTTACAATAAGAAATTCTGTAGAAAGTAAAGAAACCGATTTAAAAGGGTTCTTCTTTAAACGTGCGTGTTCATAGAGATTGTCTCTCTGTCCACTATCAAGAATAAACTTGTCTGTAACATCAACTCCAGCAGTCAATGAAGCAGGAATGGCACTATACTTACGAACTTCTGTTACCTTATGAACATCTGCAAGTCCTAATCCCCACGGCCCATCAACACCTGATGCAACATCAGAAAGTTTGATACGAACATAACGATTCTTATTAATTGTTTTACTGATTTTAACAGCATCTGTACGTTTCTGTTTTGATGCAAATGTTGCGGATACTGTTCCTGTAGTATTAAAGTTTTCTTTCAGATCAATACGAAGTGCAGTTGTAGAGGATGCACCAACAAGACGATCTGAAGCTGCATTAGCACCCATTGCACCTGTTCCTGTCAGATCAATATTGAAACCTGATGGAAGAACTTTATGGTGTTTCTTACCACTGACACTGGCGCCAGTAGTGTTTGCAACAATTGCAGCTGTTGCACTTGAAATTACAAGAATACGATTTGTTACATCTCCAAATCTAATATATTCTCCAACATTGTATTCGTCATCTAAATCTGTTCCCGAACCTGTAACAACACGACCATTGACGGCAACTGTTCCTGTATGAGCAGATGTATGTGTATTTGCATATTGATTTATTGCAAGATAGTAGTTGTCTTTAATGACTGAAGAGGATAAAGTTCCTGTAGAGTGTGTCCAAGACTGACCACCAAATTCTGCACCAGCTGTTACTGTTACAATACCACCATTTGATATGGCAATGTTTTCTCTCTTGAGGAAAACGTGGTCAAGGTCAAGAGTACCAGCTGAATCTGTTAATCTTTTGACACCTGTTGATCCAACTGGGAATAATCCCCTTACGAATCCTGTTTCTTTTAACTGTGCTAAACTGTTTGATAAAACAGCATCAGCAGTTGAATTTGAGAATGAACCCCCTGAGTTGTCAAGGAAAACACTACGAACATTTGCAAAGTTTTGAGAGGACATTCTAACGTCATACAGATATAGATTATACAATCCAGTATTTGCACCGACTTGTCCAGACTTATATTCAAGAGCTCTTGCTCTTGCAGTACCAATTTCAACACCAGCAACTTTACCAAGTCCTGCTGTCCCTGCACCATGAACATAACTGTTGGCTGCATTACTTCGAAGAGAAACAATACTGTGTTTGTTTAAATCCCATCCACCATTTACACCATAGACTTCAAGATAGTTTCCGTAGTTTGCTGATACAGCAACATCTTCAAGAGACTCAACTGTGTTTCCTTTGGGAATTTCAACAAATTTTGTTGCAGATGTTGCCTGATCATATCCACGAATATATGCTTTGCCTGGCTCTATACCAATCGCAAGGAGTGCGTTATTTCCACGAAAAGTTGATGTAAGTATTCCGTTATTGTCACCAGTTCTCAAATGTTCTCTTATACGAAGTCCGAAACCACGAACAATATAATCTCCTTCATTGTCTTTGGCCCGACTTGCAACGTAGTCTCTTATATAATTATAGTTTGCACTATCATGTTTCTTCTGTAACGCACCTCTTTGAATTGAAACGTATTCAATAAAGTCTGTGTTTGCACCAAAAGAACTTCTAAGATTTCTTATCTGTAAAGTTGGAGTAAGTCTTAATCTGTCTGCGCCAGGAGCAGTATAATTATATGTACCACTTGCTGGGTCTGTTAAAGTTGTATCTGTGGTAGAAGTTACGACATTTTCGAAAACCTCAAAACCAACACGAACACTTGCAAATCGTGATCTTTTACCGACAACCACTCCTTGTGTTGGAACACGAATAAAGTGATCCTTTGCAAAGATGACACCTTCACCAACAGTCAGTCTTGCACCATATCCTGTTGCGTTTGCTTGGGTAACAACATTACAACTAAGAGATGTGGCTGTGCCGTTTGTGTATGCAGAAGTAATCTTCTCCCCTGCACTTGAAGCATCACCACTGAAAAGTTTATGTGTGCCATTAGAACTTGCACTTGTGTATTTTACGAAGAGAGTTTTTGTATCTAGTCCTGATGCTTCTGCACCTGTAGCTGCATCAATAACATATGCTTTAATACCAGAAGTTGCACCTGTAAGGTCAAGGCCAACAAAGGCAGCTGCATTGACAGATGAACCAGCATCATTATTGTCACGAATACGAATAAATCCGACTTGTTGATCGTAGTTGACTTCACATCCCTTTACTATTGCGCCTTCAGTAAAAGTTTTCTCACCCATTCTATCAATTTGATTTTGAAGAATAGTCTGCATTTGAGTAAGCTCACGGCCTTGCACAGCAACGCCTGGCTTATAAAGAATCCTGTGAAAATTCTTTGTCTCATCAAAATCATCATAATAGGGATCAACATTGAAGTTCGTACTTAATGTGTTTGTATTTGCTACTGAACTACCCATTTATTCTTTCTTCCTAAAACGTAAAGACTAATTTAAAGTCTTCATCTTGGTCAAACGACCGAGTTATTGCCTGTCTATTCTCTATGTATAACACTTTACCTGTAAATGGTTTTAGATCAGGTTTTGTGTTTGCAGATATTACACCATTTGCTCCAGAGGAAGTAACATTTTCTCCGCTTGTAAATAGTGTAGCAGAAGTATTTGTAACGTGTAAGACTCCTAGAGTATTACCTGTATTCGTATTTGCGAACCTTACAACAGCTCCTGTTGCACCAGAAGTCGCACCTGTAACAGTTGTATCCTCTGTAAATCTTCCCGAAGCACTTACACTTGTCAGTGTTAATCGTGTTGTTTGTGTAAGTCTCAATGCCGTTGCACTTACTCCGTTCTGGTATTTAGGGTCAATAATCAAACCGAATCTTCTATAATCATTGACAATCGGTAAGGTATTTGCTTCCGACCTTGTAAGAGTCGTGTTAAAAATTAAGTTCTTTCCGTTCAACTCATTGATAGGGTCAGCACCATGACCACCATGAGGAGGTATCATCGCCTTTCCAATTGCACCTGTACCATGTGAACTGTTTGCAGTAATTGATACATCGGCTCTTGAATAATTTGAACCANCTGCAATNATATTAATATATGATATTGCTCCTGCAACGACATTACTATAAGCTGTTGCACCCGAACCATCTCCTGTAATTGTTACCTTCGGAGTAACAACGTAATCTGAAGTCGTGTTTGGTGTAACAGTAAATGCATTATTAACTGTTGCTTTTCTTGTCGTACCCACATAATCAACAATCTCTCTTACCTGACCAATTCCAAGTCCGCCAGTAATTCTTATAACACTTCCGTTATAGACATCATCCGTACCACTTGCATTTGGTTTTAACGTAAGAGTATGTGTAGCAGTACCACTAACAATCAAAGTGTTGTTTGATACAATGGCATCAATTGCTGTGTTACTTGTTGATAGATAACCACTTCCACCTGTTGTTACATCAACGACTTGAATTGCACCATTTACAGCTGCCTGTTGTACATCCCATTGTACTGAACTGTCATCAGCACTCAGAGTTTTTACTGGAATATAGTTTGTTGCAACAAAAGCTTCTACATCTGTACTTGAAATATTATACAAGAATTTCCAACGATATCCATCAGAAGTACTCAGTATTGTTGTTGCTGTTCCTGTGGGCTGAACTACCGAGTTTGCACCACCATTATTAAAGAGACACTTGTATACGTTATTTGAACTTGATAAAACAAAATAGTTATTTGAATAAAGTAATGTATCGGTATGATCATATTGTGCATAAAGAACATTGTTTGACCAATTGTGTCTTTTAGCACCATGACTGACACCGCCTGGCAGTATTTTCTTCAAACCAATCATGTCTCTCCACACATTATAGTCAACATCTCCAACGAAATCAGTTTGAGCTGGAACTACAGTTTCATCTGCATAAGGATGAATCCTTGATATAAACAAATACAAAATTGAGGTTGAATCTGCAAGTGCAGCTTTAAACTTCTTTGCATTGTCGATTGAAAAATTCTGTGTTACTACATTAACGGCCATTTTATTCTTCCAGTATTATCAACTATTTATACACCATTACGAATAGGTTATATCAATCATATGGAAATATTCTGCATTTGCAACTTTAGCAGTAGTCGTATTTCCATTATATACGGGCGTAATCTTCATTGCAGAGTTTCCATAGACTGTAACAGCTCTGAAATCTGCATTTCCTTTTGGTGTTGGTGCATAGACGGCATTTGCAGTTGCAACACGAACCCAAGTGTTTCCTGAGACAATATTTGCAGAATTGAAGAAAGTATTGTTACCATATAATAGATTACGAGTACCAACAACATTAAAAGGTACATTTGCAAATCGAGTAAAGAATTGTGTATCACTTGCCCAGAAAAGAGCAGACTGAGTATTCGCAACGTAAACTCCACCCTGTCCTCGTATCATGTGGGAAGTTAACGCTTCAATACTTTCAGCTGATGAGACTGCTGACGCAGTTACCGAAGTGTCAATCATAAATCGACCGAATCGTTTAACTCCAGCTGGATGTGCAGTTTTCTCAACTACCTTTCTATAATCTTTGGTATTTGTTTTACTCTTAACTACATAAGATAAATCTTGATAATAGTCACTATCTTGAACTACAAAACTTGATGACAAGAAACCTCTTGTGTCCGTATAAGAACCAGACTCACTGATAACACCTGTTGTATCAACAATACCAACCGCATTTGCAGTCTTTGCAGACCCAGCAGATGTGCCTCTTGCTGGAGTCTCATTTTCAGCAGAAAGATTTTGAAGTGTGACAAGACTATCTTTTGAATACGCCGTTCCCTTTTTATTTACAACAATT